GATGCTTATGCTGCTGCGGAGGATGCTTATGCTGCCCGTGAGGCTGCTCGTGATGCCCGTGCTGATGCTTATGCTGCCGAGGATGCTAAACTAAAATACCAACCAAGAGGAGAAATAGAATGAGTTGGGGTCCATGGAAACATTACACTGAAGCCCTTCCCGAAGCGGGAGACTATGTGAGGGTGAAGTGTGGCTGCATGGGATTCTATCACGAGGCGATCTTCCTCGGCATAGACGAACCCAGTGGGGCGATACGGATGGCCCCGGATACTCGTGGGGAGGTTTACTGCTACTGGAGCAAGAAGGAACACGGAGACCTCTCGGAGACCGACAACGTGGAAAAAGAGGAACAGACATGATCTGCCAACCCGAGCAACAGAACGACGAGTGGTTCTGCCAGATTTGCCATATCCGATGGGCCACGGACGAGGACAAGCCGCACTGTCCATGGTCTGGTGATTCGAAGCAACTCCGTATTGCCAAGTGCATCGTGGGCCCGAGGCTGGATGTCTGGCTTGGCCGTGAGAAGATGCTGGAATTGCGCGATCACAAGTGGTCGAAGATGTCAACAAAAGCGGAGCGTGAGGACGCCATGAACGCGGCTGCCGCGATAATCAAAGAGTTGGATTTAGAATGACCGGACCGATATGTGAGTTCTGTGGCCTCGTCGACAAAACCGTCTGCCGTAACGCTGACAGGGCCGAGGACTGCCCTCACGCCCCCGTCGAGGGTAAGGGGCCTGTGATCCGCTACGGCCCCATGCGCGGCCTGCGCAGGCTCCACTACGGGGTGATCGAGGCCGACCCGCCGTGGTCCTATAAGACCTACTCGAACCGGGAACAGGGCACCGTGCCCCACCGGACCGATGACGCGCCATATCAGTCGATGACGCTCGAAGAACTGAAGGCCCTCCCGGTCGGCGAGGTCGCGGCCAAGGATTGTCTGCTGCACATGTGGGTGATCTCGTCGCACTTCGATCAGGCGCTCGAACTGGGCCGCGCTTGGGGCTTCACCTTCAAGTCGCTGGGCATGGTCTGGGTCAAGACCTGCAAGAGCGACCCAGAGAAGCCCAAGATGGGCATGGGGAAGTGGCTGCGGCAGGAGGCCGAGATCGGCTTGATCTTCACCAAGGGTAAGCCGTCTCGTGTGTCTGCTGGGGTGCGCCAGACGATCCTCGAACCAGCCCGGGAACACAGCCGCAAGCCAGATGACCGACTGACCCGACTTGAGGCTCTGGTCGCTGGCCCATACTTGGAGATGTTCAGCCGCTCGACAGGGGAGGGCTGGCATACGATGGGGAACGAGGTCGGCAAGTTCGACAGGGACAAGCCCGCGATCCTAGACGCCGAGGCCCTGTCGTTGCTCTAACGACGCGGCGGCCCCTTCTGCGCATAGACCGTGAAGGGGTTGGACAGGACTGTGTATCGTTTGACCCTGTCGAACTCTGGGACCTTCATGTCCCATGTGACCTCCATCCGGTAAATGCCGGGCGGGACGTCGCAGGGCCTACCGAGGAACCACTCCCATGTGACCTTTGCAGGGTCAAGCATGTCGTCGGCTCCATAGTCCGACTGGCCGTTGCCTGTGCAGGCCGTGAAGAACCGACCTTCAGAATTATGTGAATCGCGGCTTTTGATCTCGGCCACCCAGTAGCCCCTGAAGGGCTTCCGAATTTCTCTGTCGTAGGCCAGCAAGGGGTTCCCCCCGACTTCGTGGTCTGGGACGAAAAGTTCAGTGACCTCGAACCACTCCGTCTCGGCGGTGGAGTTGAACCTGTCTTGTTCTCTTTGGTCAAGATACGACGTCAGAAGGAATACCACAGTGAACGCCGCAGTTAATTCGAGGGGGCGCGTGAAAAACCACGGGAGATTGGGCATAGGTTCTGTCCTCAAGGTTCCACACTCCTTCGAACAAACTCGGTGACGAAGTTCTCGCCTCCCGTAGCCCACCAGAAGGCGAGGCCCCCTGCTGTCAGGAATACGACGTTGCGCAAAGAATTAACTAAGGCAAAGGCCGATTCCCACCGGGCGTAGAAAGTGATCGCCCTGATCGCCACTTGGCTCTCTTTGGGGGTGAGCGCGACGAGGTGGTGGGTTTCAATCATACGACGAAGGTGGGCGAGCGTTGTCTGCTCGTCGCCCTCCAGCTTGGAGGTATCGCCTTCGCCTAAAAACACCGCAAAACCTCTTAGTTAAACCCTTCGGGGGTATGGTAGATTGGGGAACCTGAAAAATCAACTCGTATCAACCGGATACGGGAGGTCCTCCCCCCTCTTGGGTTGTGGGCTCTGCACATTCCCGGTCCCAAGTTTTGTTGGTCTTCACATCCCGGGCGAGGTTCCAAGGGGCGTTGGCCGCCCGCCATGCCCACTCTTCGTGGGAGAACCTGCGGGCCTCTTCCACATCGCAGAACAGAACCGGGTCGTCAAGGATTGGGGGGATCGGTGGGGCGCATCCAGTCAGCAGGGATGTCAAAATCGGTAAGGTCAAGATTATCAACTTCATTGTCAGACTCCACGTCTCGCAGGATCGCGGCAAGGCGACCTCCGCAGGTTTGTAGTTGGCCCTGCACCAAGGCCATCTCGCGCTGCTTGGTTTCGAGCCGCTTGGTCTGGACTGTGGCGAACCCGCCAGCGAGAAGGGCCACAAGGCCGAGGCCACCGATCAGGTATGAGATCATCGCTTCGTTCCTTGATAGTCCACGAGCCCGATCCGGACGAACCACAGCTTGGTCGCGGCTCCTAGCCACTTCTCGGTCTCGTCATAGACGAGAGATGATAGGGGCCACCGGATCATCGTTTGAGGTTCGCCCCGGACTGGGCGTCGTCTGTGCGGATCGCTCTGATCTGCTGCATGATCCTCGGCCCCCATGAGTATCCCGTCAGGCCGATGCCAATGACGATCAGGATATGCCAGTTGGCGAGCATGGCTTGCTGCGCCGCTTGGAGGGACGAATCGGCCTCTCCTAGCCTGTCTACGAGGTCCATGACGGCGTCCAGAGACCCGAGGCCCACGACAGCCGCTGCACTTGCTTTGCCTGCCGTCTCTGCGCTGTCTGCGGCCTTGATGGTCCGCGATCCGGACTTCCGCAGGTCGGCCTCTGTCACGTCGCGCTCCTGCATGGGTTGAGCCCGCATCAGGGCCTCCCATGTGCGCGGCCCGACGACTCCGTCCGCGACGATTCCGGAATGGCTTTGGAAGGCGAGGACAGCCTGCTCCGTGCGCGGCCCGAACTGGCCGTCGATCTTGCCCGAGAAGATGCCTACCCCAGCCACCAGTTCCTGAAGGTCCTCGACAAACATCCCCTTGTCGCCTTGGCGCAGGGTGGGGCGGTTCTTGGAGATCGGCAGGAGGGTCGGCATGTAGGACCGGACGCGCTCGCGCATGTAGTTCCCGACTGGGATCGCTCCGCGCAGTTCTGGCTTGAACGGCAGCCGGGTGAAGTCCCACTTCCCCTTCTGCTTGACGCCCAGTGTCGGTTGGACCTCGGCGTGGGTCAGACAGGTCCGACCGTTGACCTCGACCCCATAGGATAGGTGGAACTCGGCCAGCATCTTGCAGTGGGCCTCGAACTGGCGCTCGTTGATCGGGCTCGGCCCGGCCCAGTTAAGGTCATCGGTGTCCTTGGCCCCCCGCATCCCCGCCATAGAGAACCCAGCGGACCCTGTGTTCAGGTTCAGGGTGTGGGCTGCATAGGCTCCGTCAGACGTGACGATGTTGTCCTCGATCTCTTTCTTACCGTCGACGATGGTGCCGTCGTGTTCGGTGATCCTGTGGTAGTGCTTCTTGTCGACGTCGGACGCTCTGCCGCCTCCTGCGGTCCAGTGCGTGATGCTGCGAACGATTCCAGACATGATTAGGCTCCCGAGTTGTTGCCCGGGAGCCTAAAGGATCAACTGACCATTGTCTACGGTTTAGGCCGTGGCCGACATCTCCCACCCGAACTCAGCGGCCTCGACCGCAGCGACGTTGGCCCAAGCCACCCCGGTCGACGGGTCGTTCGGAACCTCGATCCCATAGAAGCCTCGGTAGCTGGGGGTCTGGGAAACTTCCGATCTCCCCTGCACCGACCCGGTCGGGCTGTAGTCGGTCGAACCGATTCGGATCAGAGGCTTGGAGTAGAGAGCAGGTTCCGTCTGGGCCGCGCCGGAGAAGCCGACGATCACCGTCTCGACCGTCCCGGATGCTTCGAGAGAGGCGTTGATGGCGGTGTTGATCCCCGTGAACTTCTCGCCCGCAGCGTCACCGATGATGTAGTCGAGGTCCCAGTTGCTTTCTCCGGGCCTTTCGTTCACATCGGTGTAATCCCCACCCGAAAAGTCATTGTAGAAGCCCGCAAAACTGGTCCCTCCCACGTCCATGTAGAGGCCCCGGCTGTCAACCGAGTCGACGAAGATGTGCCAGAACGACGTCTCGTAGGACGTGGTGTTTGAAGACCCGAAGAACGCGACCGTGTCGATGGTCGTGTCGGCGGTATGGAGCGTGTCGCCAGAGACGCTTTGAGACAGCACCCCGTTGAGGTAAATCTCGAACGCTCCCGCCGCGCCGTCGATGTGCCAGTGGACGTCGATGTCCACGTTCTCCGAAGAGCCGATGTCCACCCCGATCTGGGTCCAAGACGCACCGCCCCAGTATTCAAACCGGAGGTCGGGGTCCGTCGAGTAGGCGTTCACGTTGCGGATGCGAAGCAGGTCCGTGGTCGGTCCGGAGAACACGACCATGTTCTGAAGGGCGCTGTGCCTGTTCATAACGTAACGGAAGCGGAGCCACCCATCGGAGAGACTGTCGCCAGAGATGTCGAGGGCGACCTCTGCGTCATATGCGGAGCCCCCGTATATGTCGAATCCCGGGCACCCCATAGTGGTGTATCCATTGCTCCCGTATTCAGGCCGGATGGCCCCAGTGTTGGGAGTGACGGTGACGCCCTCTTGGTAGAGCGAGAAGAAGGTGAAGACTGGTGCAGCCATTGGGTTTTCCTTTCTTACGGCAGGCGCATGACGGTGATGCGGTTGACCGAATACATTGTGACCCTGTCAACAGGGACCCGCATGGTGGTGATGCGGTTGACCGAATACATTGAGACCCTGTCGACAGGGACCCGCATGGTGGTGATGCGGTTGACCGAATACATATTGACGAAGCCAGTGCCGCCACCGCCACCACCACCACCACCCCCGAGGGCCGTAGTCATCAGTAAGAGTCGCATAGTTGGTGTCATACTGTCAGGTCCCCCGAAAGCCGGAAGACGTCGCCGCCTCGCGGGATGATCGACCAGCAGGCCCCCTCGGCAGCGACCAGACCATTCTTGCTGTTCAACGTCGTCCCGCTGGCTGTGTTCGTCACACCCCCGGCACCTTCTGAGATGCACATGACGGGTTGCAGCCCGGTCAGGCCAGCAGGGATCGTGAAGGTCACGGCGGCTGCGTTGGTGAACAGGACGCAAGTCCGTCCATCAAGGTCCGCTTCGAGTAGGGTGTAGGTTGTCCCGCTCTGGACGTTGTATCGGATCGGGGTCGAGTAGACATCCCAGACCGCACCGTCGAACCGGACAAAGGCGTCCTCGTCGGCGACGTAGGCCAAGAATCCTTCAGCCGGGGTGAAGTAGGTCCACACAGCCTCGTCGTAGACGGCGATGTCCTCGGCGTTGGCGTCACCTGTCGGGACGATATAGACCTGCCCTTCGGTGCCGCCCGGGAGCGATGTCCCTCGCGACAGGACGATGGGCATAGACATGACGGACAGTTTTAGGAGGTTGGCATCCATGCCCGCCTTCCAAGCGTCGCCGAGGACCCAGTCAGTGTTAAGGGCCAGCGCCCCTGCTGATATTCTTGATGCCATGTCAGCCCCCCGTAGTCAGGACGGCAACGGTTTCCGCATTGTTCATGGCGCGGCCCCAGACTTGGTCGACCCCACTTTCCAATCCGACTAGCGGGATCGTCGACAGGTTCGTGCCGTCGATGATGACGCCAACCTCACTGCCAGCGCCGGGGTCGGCTGCGCCGACGTGGACCCGGACATGGCCCACGCCTTGCATCTGCACCCAAGCTGCCGTGACGTTCTCCGCGAGTAGAATCCACCCGGTCGTCACACAGTTTTTGTTCGTTGTTGTTCCCGCCATGGTCTACGCCCCTGTTCCGTAAGTTTCGCCATATGCGGAACCATAGCCGCTAGTTCCTGCAAAATCAAAGTCTATGTCGACCAGCCGCTCAAAATACTGGAGCGACTCGAGTCCGTCCCTGACAGAGAAGACCCGCATCTTGGTCGACCACGCGGTCGTGGGCCCTCCCCCAGACGGGACCTCAAAGCTGGACCCGGTCAGTCCAACATATTGGACGATCATGCTGTCGTCGCTCGCGTCAAGGAACTGGATCGTGGTCGTCTGGCCGGTCTCGACAGCCACCGAGGCTTCATCCCAGTGCAGGGCGACGGTGTCTTCTAGCGCCCGGTTTCGGTTCGCCCAACTCACGGTGAACGGGGCTGGCGTTCCGAGGTCGAGCAGGCCGAAGCCCGTGTCCCCGGAGACGCCTACATTGGCCGGGCGGAAGGGTAGGTGGGGCCGCTCGCTGGGCGTGTAGACCAGTTCGACGGCGGACAGTTTAGGCAACGTCCCGGCGAGCGTCTTAGGCCGCAGCCAGTAGCTGACAGGGGCTCCTGCGGAACGGACGTTCGGGTCGGCTGCGGAGAAGCTGGTCGAGAAATACCAGACCTCGGTAGAGAGAGGCCATGCACGGGGCACGGTATCCCAGATGCCGCGCTTGATCGTCCAGTTGCCTACGCTGTAACTCTTCAGCATGACGATCTCGTTCAGCGTGTCGTCCGTGCTGTCGCCAATGTAGAAGAGTTGCCCTGTGGCGTAGCTGCCAAAGTCGTTTGACATCGCGGGCATGTCGGCCTCGGCCACGACAGACTCGACCTCGGCATCGAAAGCCACGGCCAACACACCAAACGGCGCTTGGAGCATCCCGCTGTAGTTGGCCTCGACTGTATCACCAGCCGGGTTCACGACCTCGGTGGTGAGCGTGAAGGACTCAGTATCCAGATCGTTCTGCTGGCCGAGCAGGCCGACGTAGACGTCGGCGTATGCCGGGGTCAGCCCCTGCCGTGATAGGACGGGATAGGGCGCTGTGATCGCGCTCTGTTGGGCGAAGGCGGTAGCCGAAACCGAGGGCAGTTCCCAGTTGGTGGTTGGGGGAACCTCGAACTCGGCTCGGTCTAATGACCAGATGTCCTCGGCCACGGACAGGATCATCTTGCCGTCACCCTTCTTGCCGTTGGCGATGTCGAGGACACGGCAGGCCATGCTGGTAATGCCCTCTTCGGGCCACTGTAGTTCGATAACCTCGCCGGGGATGATCTGACCTTGGCTTCGGTCTGCGATGATCTTTGTGCTGAACAAGGGGTAGGACGCCTCGCGTAAATCGCGTTCACCTAAAGACCACGCCAGTTCCGCGTTCCGGACGCCGTAGTAGTTCCGGCTGTCACCTTTAATGAGTCCATTCTGGGCCGCGATGTTGGCGAGGTCCTGCACTTGGAGGGTGAGTTCTTCCTCCGTTTCTGGGTCGGTGTAGACGACGCTAATCTCGTTGACTGTGTCTTCGAGGGCCCGGCGCTCGGTGTCCTCTAAGGTGCAGTTGTCCGGGCTGAAGGTCTTCGCAGTCAGCAGGTCGTAGTCGTCCCGTAGCAATTTGATCTCGACCAAGCCCGTTGTCGGGTCGGTGTAGATCGTCGCTTGGATGTGGTCGATAATCTCCGCCACGAAGGCTTCGACTTCTCCGGGTGTGACCCACATCATGGACAGGCCAAAGTTCTCGTCGAACAAGGTCTCGGCCACGGCTCGCCAGCTTGTCAGATTAAACGCGGCGACGGGCCAGCCGAGACCCCAGTCGTTGTTCGTGTAAATCTCGAAAATCATGTGGGCCGGATTCGCATCGTCCCCAATGAGGTCATGGGCCACGTTGAGATTTGGGTGCCTCGAATAGCGAGCGACCCGGACGTCCAGCGTCGAGATGTATGGATTGTTTTGGGAGATCATAAACCCCCTGTTTTCTGAGACATCCCCGTTGTGGAACCACAGCGACGTGATCCCCCGGAAGCCCGGGGCGGTGCTGCTCGTCAACCCTAGTTGGCCCGCCGTAACGTCGCTGAGAACCTGACCCGAGTCGCCCAGCATGAAGTCCACATAGCCCCGGACCCCGCCCTCCGCCTCGTCGCCTCCAAACAGTTCCGGCTCGTCTATGTAGAGCGAATTGTTCGAGGACACAGAACCACTAAAAGCGACTTTTTCCTTGAACCTGATCTCTTCTATCGAGTCCACAGGACCCCAACAGACGCCCCAATGCATGTTGATGTGGTAGTCAATTACTCTACGTTTTCCGCCGCCACCTTTACCCACCAGACACCCTCTTTCTTGCGGCTGCGGCGATACGATTCGCCATAGCGTCGTTCATGTCCTCGGCCATACCAACCGTGTATTCACCAGCCAGAAGCCCGCGCACGGTGATGCCCTTGTCGGCACCCCAGATATTCTGGCCCCGGCCACAAAAGCCACAGACACGGGCGTCTGCGGCTTTCAGGACGATGTCTCTGCCTGTGTCATGGTCGACCGTCATTTCTTGCCACCTCCTTCTGCATCGACCTCGTAAACCCGCTTCGAGATATTTCCATACCACAGCAAATTGAGGCCCTTGACCCGCATCCTACCAAAAACAACAGGCACAGGTCGACCCGCTTCTGCGGTTGGGCCTTCTAGGTCCTTCGCCTCGGGCGGCTTGGGCTGCTTTGGCTTGGGCATAATCAGGTAAGCGACAACGGAGATCGCGAGACCGATCAGAAGGGAGGCTAACCAAGGTAGGGGCATAGTAATTCCTTCACGAGAAGAACGGGTTGGTGTTGATCGGGTTCTTCGTGGGAATCCAAGGCTGACCCCCGAAGTTGTGGATGTTTGCGTGGATGTCCGCGCAGTCCGTCATCTGTCTGTTGCACCCGATGACGACGCGCATGGCATACCCGACGGTCAGGTCCATTACGGGCCCGGACAGGGTCAGAGTGTCTCCCGATAGAGAGAGGATCGTGCGCCTATGGACGTTGGACCCCACGTTCCATTCCAGCCAGCCGCCCCGGAACTTGCTCTTGGCGTAAGCACCCTCCCAGCCGCCCGCCAGTGTCACCTTGTTTAGCGACGGGAAAGCAGCCGCAGTGGTCGTCACCGCCGTCTCGGAGGCCCCGCACTGGTCTCCGTAGAGGACGTGAGGGCAGCCAAGCTGATAATGCCTGCGCAGGCCGCCTTGACGGGCTGCGGTCCAGAGAGGGCGGCACAGAACCTCTGCCCAGCCGTCGGACATAGTCTTGACGTTGATGACCTTGCCGTTGAAGGTCGGAACGAACTCTGCATCACCGTCCTCAAAGTGCCCTGATTTTATCAGGACGGAGATCGGCTGGTCTGGTGGGTAAATCTGGAACAGATTCAGCATCGGCTCCTTGGCCGACATCTTGATCTTCAGGTCGTTGCGTTCGGAACGCCCCCCTGAAGTGGTGATCCCGTCGCGCAAGATCGGCACGGCCACATAGGTCTTGCCCGCCAGATCGAAGCTGCGCTCCGCATCCGTGAAGGCGTAGTAGTCGGTCGGGTTCAGCCCGTGGGTGAACAGGTAGGTCTCGATGGGCGACCCTGTCGCCCTGCCTTGGTCAAATGCGTCGTAGGTCATAGAACCTCCAATGTCGAAAGCGAGAACTGCACGTTGGCCTTCTCGTCGTTTAGCCACTCGACGCGCAGTGTGTCAGTTGCGAACCGACAGCGCATCATCCATGAGATTTTCCTGACGTCGCTCGTGGGTATGTCATAGGGCCAGACATCATCCAAGGTGATGACCGAGTCCGTCCCGAAGACGTCCGTCGTAGTCGACAGGTCCGTGACGCTCCGGGTGAAGTATGTGCCATCGGTCAGCCAGACGATGATCGCCTGATTAGTTGACTGATCCGACCAGTCCGTGGCGAAGTCCGAGCCCGCGATCCGGATCGTGCTGGCGCTCTCGTCCAACTGGTAGCCGGGCTCGACGTCGCGCCCCCGGGTCGGATACCAGAACTCGCCGCGCATCCCCTTCTGCCGGTAGAACAGGTCGATCACGTCTTGGACCTTGGTCTCCCGCAGGCCGGAGTAGAGCAGGCGCATCGTGTATTGCACGAAGTCCTGATACTCGTAGAAGACCTTCACACCCCAATTCGCGTCAACGACGTCGAGCGGCATATCCCACGTTTCCTCGATCCCTGCTGACCAGTTCGGGTCAGTCAGCACGACCTCGTAGCCATCGTGGAACACGGACGCGGCGGGCGGCGTGTAGATCGGGTCGATGCCCGGCGTGATGTCGAAGACGAACGGGACCTCGGCCACGTCCGCTGTCACCCTGTCGACCTTCTGCGCGTCGCGCACCCGTGCCGTCAGCATCTGCGTCACCGTGGCCCCGGCAGGGACCTCGTAGGCGAGGCCGATCACGAGAACGATGCTGCTGGCCCCGACCGATGCAATGGTGCCATTGATTCGGGCGGGCATCCCGGGATGTTCGATGACCACGTTCATGTCTGGAACGGCCCAGTTTGGGACGTAGTCGAGGTTTAGGGTCGTGGTCGCCGCGACAGCCGTAGTCGACGTGGTAGTGCGCCACGGCCATACTGGGGTGACGACTGTCCGACGACGCCAGCGGGTTAGCAGGCCCTCTGCGTCGCGTCTCGTGTTGCCCCACGTCGACAGGGTGTAGGCGAGCGTTCTGCGAGGCTCCTGTCGTAGCGCCCGGCGCTGCTCCTTGCCCGAGCGGCTGCGGTGGACGATCTCGGTGCGGAACTCGTAGGTCTCGACCATTGGGTCACGCCAGTTCGGGCCGCGCTCGATCAGGACTGCTCGGTCGCCCGTAAACAGGATGTTGTAGGGGTCCTTCAGCGAGAAGGTGAACGTCGTGAACTCGCTGAACGCGGGCGTCCCGTTTTGCAGGGCTGTGAACGGCAGGTCGACCTCTTCGAGAGGGCCAAAGGTGAACGGGATCGAGTCGCCGCCGTAGGTGACGTTGATCCCGCCGTCGAGGCCCAGAGCGGTGAAGTCGTTCGGGACAAGGTGGGCGTTCCAGACTGCCATGACCCGTGTCGTATCGGACGCGATAGGGCCAAAGGTGAATGGACTCGGGACGAAGTGGACGCGGTTGTAGAAGTCCTCAACAAACGTGACTTGGCGGTAGCCTCCGCCAGACGCCCGCCCGACGTCGACGAGGCTCTCCGTGTGAGCGCCAGCACCGAAGGGGTCGAGGTAAAAGCCCTGCTGGGGATCAGCAAGGTTCGTTTTACCCGTGTTGTCTACTGCATAGTCGCCATTGGCGAAGTAGATCAGGGCTGAGTTTAAGGTGCCCGCGAACGCCATGACTTAGCTGTTCTCCCGATACGCCAATCCGAACATCCCGGACAACTCATAGGGCCAATATGTCGTGGTCCCGATCTCCGACCAGTCCAAGAAAGCGTCGGACCGTTTGGAGAACTCCGGGAAGACCCTCCAGTTGTCAGCGGATATTGAGATTTGCTGCTCGGGTTCCAGACCGTCCATGTCGACTAGACGAGCGCCCGAGACGTGCCCTAACGACCTGATCCGGTAGTCCACCCCGTCGGCCCCGTCGGGGCAGTATAAGTTCACAGGAACTAGCAACTGCCCTGCGGCATAGTCCGCGTGGGCCCGATAAGTGAGGCCGTCGTTGATCCCATCCCCATTGCCCCCGAAGACCTCGGTTCCATAGAGAATATTGTAGTTGTCCGGAAAGCTGTTAGACGACGCGGAGGGAGTCCTGAAGGTCCGCCATGTGTTCGCGTTGTCCGCATGGGTGATCTTCACTCCCCCATGTCCAGCCCCGGGGTGGCTCTGATAGGCATTGAAAAGGTAACGGCTCAGTGCATTGAGTGGATACAGGTCGGTGTAGGACCTGCTGAAGTCGTTGCAGCAAATGACGTCGCCGTTCGTGTAATTGCCTGCCGCGACCATCGTGCCGATGTAGATGTGGCGGTAGCTGTTGTAACCGAAACCCACGACGGCTGTGAGGAAGGGCTCCGTGTCAGGTGCAGAGTAAGGGCTGTTGTTTCCGAAGAGGTGGACCTGAACCGGGTTTAGGACTACGGGCGACCCCGGGTATGTCCCGTTCAGCCACGGCGAGCGGTTGTCGCAGGTCATCGCCCCGCCATCAGCAGACAGGGAAAGACTCGACCCTCCCGCCGTGACCACCGTGACGGTCCCGGTAGAAGGGTTCGTGAGGTTCGCCGCCGAGCCGCTGCCACCCGATGTCGTCCAGCCTCTGGCCGCTGCGAAGGTCTCAATCTGGTCGACCACGTCTTGCCAGCTTGCGACTGCTTGGAGGGAATATGTCATTAGCTTAACTCCACACAAAAGTAATCGGAGAAGCCTGTCCGAAAAGCGTTCTGAACGACCAGATGATTTGTCCCTGCGAGGGTGATAAGGTCCTCCGCGCCGACCCCTATACCCTGACATTTGAAGACGCCATCCAGTGCCCCGTAAGTTTGGCTCCCGGAGTTCGTCTCGTAGAGTGTCATTGGGAAGATCATCTTGTCGCCCCCATAGCAATCCATCAGGCGGTCATGGCCCTCGACGGGGTTGAACAGCCCGATGGTGTCACCTGACAAGAGATACCTGCTTCCCCGCGTGTAGACAGGGCCGACAGTTCCACCCATCTGGGTCCCGACGTTGGTGAGGGTCATCCAGTTGCCACTAGGATCGAGCAGGTAAGCTGAAGATGCGTAGGTTCCTCCCCCTCCGCCAGACGTGTCGATCACGGGCCAAGGGAAGAGGGAGTGTCCTGCGACGGCGTCGCGCCAACTCTCGGGGCTCCCGGTATTCCCCGGCCCCGCGTAGGGCCCTGCGGAGCCCCCTATAAACATGGGGTAAGGATACTCGCTGGGTGTCCCAAACGGCAGGAACCAGCCCGCGTATCCACATCCGAAGACCGTGGTGATCTTAGTGACCACGATGAAGTGCCGACCCGACGCCATAAACCAGTAGGTCATGCTCCCAGAGTCCAAGAAGACCACCGCATTTGTGGGCATGACGTTGACGTGATCTGTCACATCGACAGCCCCCGAGAGGAACCCCGTCATGCCGTGCAATTCGAGGTCGTAGGTGTCTCCCGGGATATCGCGGACCAGCCGCATCCCCACGAAGACCTGATCGGTCCCAGAGAGGCCGGGGCCTTCCAGAACGATACCGTCTTCGTCGCCGCTGGCGTGGTCCCAGACCTCAGTCCAGTTCTCCCCGGCGGTTACTAGATCGGCGTCCGTGGTCAGGAACGTGATTAGCTTGGCATACAGGTCCTGATCGTCGGTCGCGGTGCCTGTGACGTGTTTCGTGATTGGCATATTTTCTCCTAGCCTCCCATCGCAGCTTTGAACTTCCCGGGGTTCGCCGAGATGAAGTTGTAAAGCACCTTTTCTCCGATTGGTGAGTCCAGAGCGGCTTGCAAGAAGCCCGGCGCGTCGAATGTGTTGATGTTGCGGACGTTTACAGCAGGGGAGCCAGAGCCGCCCGCTCCGCCTCCGTTCATCATGTGGCGGGGATCGTCCCTTGTCAACATTTCCTCACCCTGCTTTGCGATGATCGGAACCTCGCCCGGGCGCAGCCCGATCACGCCGCCTGTGTGATACTTCATCGCGCCATTGAAGATCGCGGGGTTGACCTGTCGGCTGCTGTTGCCTGATCCCACGCGGGAACTGCCGACCATGCCGCCAGTGTGGCCGAGGCCGATCAGCGACCCGAAGCTGCTGCCACCGAGCGCACCTTGCAAGGCGTTCAGGATCGCCTGCTGGATAATCATCTGAGCAATCTGAAGCAGGAAGTCCGCAGCGAATTGCAGGAAGGCCGTGCGGGCCGCAGCGAAGACGTTCTCCCCTTCGGCGACGGACTTGGCGAAGCTGTCAAAGGCCGAGGCCAGCCCAGTCACGAACAGGTCGGCCACGCGATCCCATTGCAAGTAAACTTTCTGCGCGTTGTTGCCCAGATTGTCCGCAGCCAGTGCAGCCGTGTCCAGCTTGATAAGGGCGTTCTCCGCGTCCGGGCCGCCGATGGCTTCCCACATGGCGCGGGCGTTGGCGATGGCCTCCGTGAGTTCCGTGTTGACGCCTTCGATCTTAGCCTTCAGGTCCTCCTGCGCGGTTGTGTCGTTGTTCCGCGTAGCATCCGCAAGCTGGGAGAGCAGGGCCTTACGGTTGGCAAGCAGGGCGTTGACCTTGGCCGACGCATCCCGTGCCTCCGCAGAGGCATCCTTGTCCGCGTCGCTGGCCCGCTTCTGAGCCAGTTCCAGATCGAACAAGGCACCAGTCTGTGCCCTGATTCGTTCGATCTCCGCGTCGGTGATCCCGGGGTTATCCTCCCGTGCCTCACGGATCGCTTTCTCGATGGCAGCCTGACGGGCCTTGCCGTCGAGTATCTGCTGCTGCTGGGTGATCTCAAAGTCGTTGTCTGCGATAGTGTCGCGGGTAGCCTCGGCGCGGTCGCGCTCGGTGTCCACGATGTCTTCGAGGATGTCCAACTCCGTCGCTGAGATGCCCACCTTCTTTTGGGCCCACGCGATTACTTCTTCGCGGGTCTTGCCGTCGAGGATGCTCTGGTTGGCGCTGATCTGGTCGGCACCCAGAACATCGTTTGCCTTGGTGCCCGGGGCTGACTTTAGCAGGTCCGTAGCGCCACCCGGCCCGAGGAAGTGGGCCAGATACAGGTTCGCATCGGTAAGCTGGATGCCCATCCGCTGCAAGACTTTAGCGTTATCCCGGATGTAGAGTTGCACCATATCCCGGGACATCGCCGCGTCAGTCCGCAGGGCGAGGATCATCGCGTCGGTCATGCCCGCAGCGCGATCAGGGAAGTTCTCTTTGAACAGCCGCAACCAAGTGGACTCGATGAACTGGCCGAGACCCGTCGCGCTGCTACCCGGGTTCTTGGCCCCGGGATCGCCGCCGCTCTCGACACCGATGATCCGGTCGACGAGGGTGTTGTCCAGAGCGAAGTCGAGCGCCCCTTTCATCAGGCTGCCAAACTTCTCCGCATATTGGTTTAATAGACCCTGCTCTGCCGCCACGCGCTGGATCGTCTCAGGCAAGGCGCGGGCTGCTTTCAGGGCTTCGTTATAAGCATCCGCCATGTCCTGTGCCGCACTTGCGACATCCGCCATGTCGTCTTTGGCCTTTGGCAGCTTGTCTTCCAGCCCGGCCATAGCCTTGTCCAGCTTCTCCGTGGCCGAGGCCATCTGGTCGATGTTGTTCACATCGACGACGCCAGCCAGTGCGTCCAGTGCGGTCTGCGCATCGTCCGCATCCTCACCGAGCCCCCGGATGACGAGCGACATCTCGTCAAACGCCGTTTCCAGTTCTCTCACCCCATCCGCGTTGTCTTGTAGCTGGACAACTAGGTCGAGTTCGAGTGAGGGGTCTGCTTCGGCGAGGGCTTCCAACTGGTCTTTATACGCTTGGACAGTCAGTTTTCCGTCCCGGAAGTCGTTGGCGAGATCGCGCAAGGCTTTCCGTGAGTCTTCAGTGCCTCCGACGACCTTCTCGAACATGTTCTCGATAGCCAGCGGAAACTCGATAGCGTCACGGCGGGCTTTCGCCAACTCGGTCCGGAGCGCGGTTAGGTTGAACTGCGCCTGCTGCTTCGTGACGGTCGTGATTACGTCAGCCCAATTCGTCGCTTCGCCACCAGCCGCTTCGTAGGCGTTGCGGACCTCGTCGACGATCTTCTTGTGGGTGTTCAGGGCCTCGGTCGCCCGGTCCGCCTCGGTCGACCACAGCGCGATAGCTGCGGAGATCGCGACGAAAGCCAGCCCGATGCCTGTGGTGCCTAGAAGGACGCGCAGGCCGCGTGTCAGCGTCCGCACAGCGAGACCAGTGCGCGTGATGGTCACGCCCATCGCAGCGGCCCGTGCTTGCAGGACGGTGAAGCTGGCTCCTGTCACAGCAGCCTGTGCCCCGACGCCGCGCAGTGCCACCCCGAGGGCGACCACGACAGGGGACACCTTGAAGGCCAGCAACGTCGCCAGCAGGGTGAATGTGACTTGGAAGTTCTCGGCGAAGAAGCCCAGCAGGTCGACCAGCCCGCCCAGCGCGGACGAGGCCCTGCGAGCAAACGCCTCGAAGTCTGCGGACTTCAGGACCTCGGTCAGTGTGTTAGCGAACCGGGTCAGGGCCGCTATGAACCCACCCTCACCAAACTCGGCGGCTGCTTGGAAGGCTGCGTTTTGGAGGCGACCGAGAGCCACAGTGACCCCGCCCAGCGCCTCGTCCAGCCCGCCACCGAATCTCTTCTCCAACTCGTCACCGAAGCCAATCAGGGCCTCTTCGGTGATCTCGCCCTGTTCCATCATCTTAATCAGTTCGGCGGTGCCCACTCCGAGGCCGTCCGCCATGATCTTGATCGCGCCGGGCAGCCTATCTCCAAGCTGCTGGCGAAGTTCCTCCATCTGGACCGCGCCTTTCGACACGATCTGGGTCAGGGCTACGAAGACGCCAGAGAGTTCTTTTGTGGACGATCTGTTTACACGCGCAGCCTCTGCAACTTGGAGGAAAATCTTGCGAGCCGCAGCCCCTTCGAGACTGGTGTTCTGGGTGGCGATGTTGAACTTGGAATACTCGGTCGCCAGAACACCGAGACTGATGCCCAGTCGGTCCGACGTGCGACGAACAAAGTCCAGTTCCTGCGCCACCCGGCTCGTGTCGCTGTCGAAGGCGACGTTTAGACGGGCCTGCGCGGCTTCTAGCTGTTGCGTGGCGTCCACTGTGCCCTGAAGGACCCGGATAGCCCCATATAGACCGCCATAGGCCGCCACGAGGGACAGGACCTCGCCCCGGATACGTTGGAGCAGGGAAAGCGAGCGGCGGGTGTCACCGTAGAACTGGCGGTAGGCGTCAGCGAAGCGGCCCGTAGCCGTGGCCGCCCGTGTGTTCGCGTTTGCCAGACGATCTGAGTCGGAGGCCAGACGGCGCGATCCTGTCGCGGCTGCGCTGGTCGCCGAGGCCAACCGCTGGACCGAGGCTGACGTCTGGGACGTGGCTGAGTCGGCACGACGCATGGCTGCGATCTGCTGGTCGATGGTTGCGAGGAACCTAGCCTGCGCTGTGCGCAGCCCCTCATAGTTCCGCTCCGAGCCTTTTAAGGTCTGGGCCATCTGCTGAAGCGCGGATCGTTGGGCTTCTAGCTGGGTTTTCAGCCGCGTGGATTCAGACGCGGCCCGTGTGAACTCAGCCACCATCTCTTTGGTGGGCTTGGTCGTCTGGGCCAGCGCCTTACCAAGCGCAGTCGCTTTGGCCCGTGCCTGATCGTATGCTTGGCTGGTTTCCAGCATCACCCGCTTTTGGTCGCGGCTTGCGGACACCAGTGCGAGGAAGCCCCGCTTGGTCAGTTGCTGAAGTTCTCCCGTCGCTTTGGCCGAGGACGCAGACAGGCGGTCGAGACCAGAGCGGGTCTGTTCCAACTCACCTTCAAGGCGGTTCATCGACCCCGTAGATCGGTTCAGATCGGACGACAGCCGCGACTGGCGCTGGGACACAGCAGCGGTCGCGGCTTTGATCCGCTCGTAGCTTTGCGACATCGACTTCAGGATGCTCTCTTGCTTAGAGAGGTTCTGCCCAGCCTTGGACGCCTGCGCCCCGAACAGGGTCATCGCAGACCCGGCGGCGTTCAGGTTCGATCCTATGCTCCCGAACTCAGTCCGCAGCTTGGTAAGTCGGGTTCCCGTCTCTGCCATCCGGCGCTCTGCGTTCTGGAAGCGGTCGATCAGCGCCTTGGTAGGGCTGCTGGTGCCAGCGATCTCCGCCGACAGGTTGTCAAAGTTCGTCGCGGCCTTGGACGCGGCAGTTCCTGCCTTGGCGATCAGTGCGGGAAGTTGCTGTTGCCGACGTTGCAGCTTCTCCTGCGCGGAGGCTGCCTGCTCGTAGGCGCGTGTCAGTTCCTTCTGGTCGACCTTGGCCTTGGCGACTACAGCCTTCTGCCGCTCCTGCACAGAGAGGTTTCGTTCCAGCTTCCCTGTGTAGGTCTCCAGCGTTGCCTTGGACTGCTTCAACTGCTTGTCGAGACGGGCGGACTCATTGGAGGCTCCGCTGAACGACTGTTCGAGGCGAGCCAGTGCCTCGTTCGACTTGCCCAGTTCGGACGCCAGCTTCTGTCCGGCGGTGAGGCCCTTCAGAGCCGCGTCCAGCTTGCCAATGGCCCCACCAAGCTGGGTGAGGGTAGTCTGGGTCTTGTCGGCTCGGCTATCGAGGTTCTTCTGGGCTTCGACGAAAGTGTTCAAAGCCTTCGTAATGGAGTCCACAACGGACGCGGCCTGATCTTTGGCCTTGATTACAAGATCGACATCACGACGGGCCATTCAGTTCGCCTCTCTACATTGCTTCTGGGGGTGCTTGTGGAACCCCTTTCGGCATGACTGCATCCGCCAACGACTTCTTCTTCTGCGGACCTTTCCGCTGCTCTGGTGTCAGTGCCGGGGGCTCCCCGAAGTAGTTGGTCGACGGCTTGTTTTCGACATTAAGCGATTTAACCAGTTTTGAAAACTGTTTACGCGATTCTTTAACCATCAGGCCCGCGACGGCCTGCCGGATCAGTTCGGCTTCTGTTATCATCCGGGTGCTTTCACGCTCTTGGATGAAGTTCGTTTCGTCCATTAGGAAGCCGATGGGGTAGTGGTAGGCTCCGGAGTGCCCGTGGGAGATGCACAGATTTACTGAACGGCGGATGCCCCAATACCAGTCGGCGAAGGTAATTGTATGTCCGTCAGAGCCCCAGATACCTCCGCCATCATTGTCGTCAGGGACCCTATCAGCTTTTTTATCTCGCCCTCCTGAGAGAACGTGAGGCCGAAGATCGCTTCGACGACTTCAATCTGCTTATGGAACGGGATGCGCTTTAGGATGGCGATAGTATCCGGGTCGTAGTTCTCTGCGGCCAGAGCCATCGCTGCCGCGACCATGTCGGGGAACTCGGTCGCTACTGAGCCTAGCAAGGCTCTGATGTCCGTCACTTCCAGAGAGTCCATCTTCTGGACCTTGCCGAAAGCCATAGCGCACTCCGGGCCGTAGACGTTGACGATGGTCATAAGGTCCGAGAGGCTGATGCCTCGGACGGAGATTTCACCGACATCGCCGACCTTGATCGTGCGCTCCGGGATCGTGAGGTTTTTAATAGCCATTATGCTGTCCTTGGAGAGAGAGAGAGATGGAATCCGGCCCGGGGTTAGCCCCGGGCCGTCGTGGTCTTAGCTGTAGACTGGATCGCCGTCGCGGTAAATCGCTTCGACGTTGGTCAGCTTCAGCACTTCGAGCGACATCGGGATTTGCTGCCACTCGTCGCCTTTCAGGGCGTAGTCGCCGTTCGGGGATACCTTCACATAAGGGAAGTAGAAGGTCGTGTCTGCGCCCTTCGGGTTCACCGTGCGATAGATCATCGCGCCTTCGACGGGCTCGGAGCCTGAGATCACGCGGGTCCGAGTGTTGGCCGCCAGATCGTAGGTGACAACGATGTCTTCGCCGCCTGCGAGAGACCCGCCAGACAGGAGAGTAATCATACCGTTGTCATAGTCCAACTCATAGTCGGTGCCGAGGACAAGTGTCGCGCCACCGTCAATCTCGACCGTGTTGGTGCCACCACTGTCCAGACCGAAGACGCCAGTCGGGTTGTTGACCGTCGCGTCGATCATGTAAGCACGGTTCAACTCGATGCCCACCAACGTCGCGGCGACGTTAGCCAACGAGCCTGAAGTGGTCTCTACCGACGCGGTGCCGAAGAAGAACAGCGCAACGTTTTCAGGGTCAATGTTATCCGTGGTCAGTGACCCGGTCCGGTTCACCTCAAGTGCAACGCTGTCATCCTTTTCACGGATGCCTGCGTCGGAGTTGTAGTGATCGAGTGTTTCGGATTCGATGGTCAGCGATACCTCGGGCGTGTTGCCGATGTAGCGAAAGCCGCCGGGGGTGGTTCCCGTCGAGAAACGAGCGAACCAAATTTCGCCTCGTCCGAGGGTATAGTTGTTGGAGTGGGTGCTAGGTGCCATTTGAAGGTTCCTTTCCTTATGACTCTACTTGATAGGGGTCTTCGAGGTCTTCGGCCAATTCTAACTCTATCGTGAGCCAAAAGTAAGCCTTCGCGGAGATTTCGTCTGGTGGCCGAACAACGCCCGGGCCGATTGCGAAGTTGGTGATGGTCCTTCCTAGACCAAGTATCCCGGCTGTCGAGCCTTGGGTTGGCCCCCAGCTTAGTTTCTTCCGCTCGGTAGCAAGCCGCTTTTTCACGTCGGCAAGCATGATGTGCGCAGGGTCCGTGGGGTTGTCCCGGTCGTCCGCTGCGAAGCCTTGAACCATAAGTTCCCATCCACCACTGCCATAGGTCGAGTCGCCCGGCGCTGGCCGTTGGTCGATGGGGATTGGAACTTCCAAGATCGACACCATCGGAAGGGGGTCGCTCTCCCCGTAGATCGCTCTGCCCCGAAACACCTTACCCTCAAGGTCCACGGCGTAGCCGTTTGCTACTGTGATCTCTTCTAGGACCGCAGTCAGCCGCTTGTGAATCTCAAGCCGGAGGGGGTTCGAAAGAGCCATCAGACGTTCAACAACCTCAAAAATTCTGCACTTAGGTCCCTTTCTATCTCGGGAACCATCGAGTTGGCAACTCCTGTGCCGTCGTTAGCACGGAAAACCTGATCGACGGACGGTCCGTAGAGCAGATAAAGGCCAGAAGAGACTTTGCGGGCGGTGACTTTGTTCTTCAGGGTCTCGCCTTTGCGGAGGCGGATTGCCAGTCCAAGGTTGTAGACTGTGTCCGTCTGGGCAGAGCCCTGCGGCAGCTTAATCAGGAAGGCCCGCTTCATGTAGCGGCTCTTACCCGGGGCGACCGAGACGTAGAGGCCCGGCTTGCCCACCTTGCCCGGGCTCTGCACAAAGCGAGCCAGAGATGTCGCACGGCCACGGGCTGTGATCCGGGCTTCCAGATCGCCGCGTGTGGCCTGCTTGGAGACGTGCAGGCGCTTCTGGCCGGGGCTGACATAGCTGGCCGGGAAGTTCACCTGATTGCGGATGATGCGGGCCGCTCTGGACCGCTTGTCGCGGGCGATCTTGTTGATGGCCTTGGTCGCGGCAAAGCGAATGTCTTGCTTCAGGTTTTTGAAGTCCTGAAGTTCCGATAGCCCCTCGGCGAAAACTGCAAAATCAGACATCCCTAATCCTCTGCGTTTGGAGGTTAGAAGCGCGAGCGTGGTCCCGCGCCGATAGTATGTCGAGACGGTCTTGCGGAGTAAACCCTCCCCCAGCTACGACCACTTCTACTTTGTCGACCGTGAAAATAAGCGTCACGACCACTCCCGGATCGAGGGCGATCAGATCGAAGTTCCCCGCCGAAGCGAAGCCGTCGTCTGTGAAGGTTTCCCGAGTGAGAGTAAGGACGTGGCTTGCGGACCTGTATGGGACAACCCTGCATCCATTAAGGAGTTGGACGTATGGTTGGGTATATGTCTGGCCCGCGATCTTCTCGATGTTGCCACCACCGACAATCATCGGTCGAAACTTTTGATGATCGTCGGTGGATCGGCGGAGAACCCGAACCTCCCGGTAAACGTCCAACATATCCAAAGAGATGTCCACCGTGTCGATGGACAAGTAAATCCGCTTTGTCAGATAGTCGACAGACTCCACCAGAGGCACGGCACGTTCCTCCCTTTCTTACGCATTCAGGTCCGTAGGAGGGGCACAAGTGATAGGGACAATCGTCGACCGCGTGATCGTGGCCGCTGTGATCGCCTGTGCGGCCCCACCATCGCCCTCGACGATCACGATGATGTCCTTGTCCGTATTAGCCGTCAGGCCAGCCTGCGTGTTTGTGTCGTAGGCATAAGGGAAGCTGATTTTCCCTCCGACCTGATCGGCCTGCACGTTGCCCTTGACCGCTACCACCGAACTGTCCTCCACCGTGACCGCGCCATCCGTGTCGAAGTCCGCAGCCGCAGCACCATCGAGATAGTAGACGTGATACCAAGCTAGAGGGTCCGCGAGAGCCGCAGCGCCCACGGTGATCTGAACGTCGGGGAAGAAGGGGTAGGTCTTGGTCGTTGCTGCGTCGTCCGTCATTATGACGTTCTGTTTTTCCGCAATGGAGAGACCTTCAATGAACAGGCCCTCGCCACCAACGGATGACGTGACCACCTTACCCGCAGCGTTTCTCGCATACCAGACACGGCCATACTTGCCGTTGTAGTTCCCGACTCCTGCATCGACGTCGCTGTCTTGCAGCGCGAGAGCATCCAGATACGCAGCACATTGCGCGACGGACCCGTTTCCTGTGTTATTCAGGACCCAAGTGAAGTCACCATCCGCTTCGTTAAAGCCCGTCTCCGTCTGGGGTGTAACCAACTTTTCGAGTGTCATCCCTGTCCACGGCGCGATCTGCGAACCCCCGAAGACATCCGCCAGCGCGTAGATGTTGGCCGGGTTTAGGCTCTCGCCGACACCATAACCAGCGGAGAAGCCGGAGAACTCGGTGATCCCGGTTGCAACCGAAGTCGTCTCGCCGGGGTTGTAGCCCCAAGACCGGACACGAACGACGAGGTTTCGAGTGGTGTAGTCGAAGTCGCCAGCCCCTGCGTCGCCATAGGTGGTATCGCCGTAGGCTTGGACCGCCTCATTGATGTTGCCAAGGCGCACGAAGTCGGTCCACGTCGCGGCCTGAAGGGTGGCCTCGTCTGTGGCCGTCACCAGAGCCCAGTAGGACGTGGTGGTGGCTTGGATGGCGACCAGCGACAGGACGCCGGGGTAAATCCGGTCGACGTCAGTCGCGCCGTCGCCCGTGTTCGCGTATTCAATCCAGCCCGAGCCTCGAACCTTTTCACGGTCCGTCCCGTCCAGCTTGACGCCATTGATGAAGGCAAACGCACCCGCGAATCGGTAGTTACCCTTGCTGCCGCGTTCATACTTGCGGAGCGTCTCGTCGGTTCGCCGCTCTTGGTTCTCGAAGTTGTAGAGGCCCCGGAGTGTGATCCCGTCCGCATTATTCAGAGGGTTCGTGACCGCACCACCGCCAAAGTCAACCGTCGGCAGTTCATCGACCCCAATCAGTTCGAGAACGTTGTTGGCAACGTCGAAGTAGACGTTGCCGTCTGGCGTCCCGCCTCGACTCTGGGTGGATTGCTTTAAAGTGGTGGTGTAGTTGGTGTGGTCAATAAGTGCCATTAGGTCTGCTCCTTAGGTGTTTGTGTCTGCCTTCAGTGTCATGTTTAGCGTCTGCGCCGACGCAGGCATGGTCACTGCTTGCACAAACTCTTCAAATCCGTCTTTCATCACTTGAACCACTATATCGTTTCCGGAACTCCCCGAATATACAAAAGTGCTTCCTGCGTTACTCTCCGTGCCAGCCAGTTCCGTTCCATAGCTTCCAGCAGGAGAATTATCGTCATCATAGATTCGGACTTCGGCTCCGACAAGGGATACATTTGCGGAGAGAGTCAGGTTTACCGTTGCGTTGACGACCGTTGTCGCGCCTGCCCCGTTCCGGATCGACGGCACATCGCCTCCGCCGGAGATGTTCAAGGTGACGAGGCCACCCGAGTTGTTATAGATCGCAGCGCCCGTGGAGCCTGAAGAAGCGGTTCCATTGGAGCCCGGGGTTCCGAGATAATTGGTAAACTTGTTTCCCGAGAAGGTATAGGTTCCGGGGGTCGTCAGGACGATTGCGTGGCCTGCCGAGTATGTGAATCTGCTATCAGTGATAAGGGTTGGATTTGCGCTCGTGACATAGCCGACCCCTGCCGCTGTATTGGCACTAGCAACGACTATTCCGGTGAGCGTGGCTCCCCCTTGCACCAAACTGTTGCCGTTGATTAGCGTCGTTCCAAGAAGCGTTGTCTTGCTGTTCAAGGAGATGATGTTCGATCCTGACCAGACGCCGCTGTTGTCCGTGAAGCCCCCCGTCGTGGCTCCCAGCCCACTGTCGACCGTCAGCGACCAGCGGGAGTTCCCCGGGACCGCTGCCGCGATGCTGGCGAGGGACCAAGTAACCGTGGTGTTTCCACCGCGCATCCTGATGTCGTAGAAGGTAGCCGAGACGAACTCGTCTTGGAAAACCACAGAGAAGGCGCTGTCCACGAACCACGATGCAACGTCGCCAGACTCGGGGCCTATGTAAGCCCGGCCCTTGGCACCGTAGGACTTCCCGACCCCGGACCACCAGCCGTAGAAGTTCGTGTCCTGATCGTCGACCTTGAAGGAGTCGAACGTGTTCGGGGTGCCAGATGTCCCGGCATCAGCCCGAAGCCCGAAGCCAACCGTGGCCCTGTCTACTTGGAGGTTGTTGAACGAGCCCATGATCGACGTAACTGTGGTGAACCTGAAGCCCATGATCGAGACGTCGTCGAGTTGAGCCGGGTTGCCTCCTACAGTCCATGTCGTCACGCCATCGAAAGCCCGCGCCGGGTTGATGACCCGCGTCGTGAACCCACCCTTGTAGAAGTAGGTCGGCATGTTGTTCCAGTAGCCAAGATGCCCCGCTGCGTTCTTAAAGTAGGTCTGGATTCCGGAGGTTGCATCAATCGGGGTCTTGGTGTTGATCCAACCGATGAAGTGCTTACCTTCGTCCGCTCCACCGACCGCGAAGTTGTAGACACCCGACGCGCCCCCGAGCAGGGCGTTCGACGCCAGAACCTCCGTGGTGTTGGACATCTTGTCGCCGACAGCGCCAGTCCCTTGGACGAAGTCATCGTCGCCCGAGATGTTCGCGCCGCCATTTTCAGCCGTGAAGTTGGTGGCCGCGTCCGCATTGTAGACGACATCGCCGACGAGGGTTATAGTCACGGGTTCAACCTCCCGTATCGGTCAAACATCGTGGCTGAGAAGACGTGGGTGGCGTGGCAAGCCCCGGTCCCTGCTTGGGGTAGGTAGACCCCGTTGACGGGGGCGTTCCACCCGCTGGCTGGGCCAAAGACATACCAGTCGACCAGCGCGTGATCTAGGGAGGAAAGAGGGACGTGAGTCCCGGGGCTCCAAGGGGTCGTGAACTGTGCTACGACCCCATCCAGATTCAGTTCGTCATAATCTTCGACAAAGGCAAAATCCATATTCACGTCGAATGGGGTCAGGACCTGCTCGGTCTTGTTGACCACCCGAACCTTGTCGAAGCCTCCGCCAACTTTGCAGGCGTAGTTCCACGGGTCAAGAGACCTGATGCATCCCGAGAAGACGTCCACTCCTTCGTCTTCGTAGTGGAAAACTAAGCCAACCATGTCTTTCTCCTAAGAGTATGTGAGCGTCAGGTAGTCGACCCACGCTGCGGTAAGGTTCGCATAACCTGAATTGTTGCTGGCGTCTGCATCGGTGTAGTCGAGCGCCGACCGCAACTTCCTGCGGACTAGCCAGTCGGGGCCGGAGCCTTCCCAACCCATGTAAAAATATGTGGCATCCTCGGCCAGAAGATCGGGTATGGGGAGAAATTCATCAGCCCCGGAGAGCCCTGACGGCGCTGCCGGATACCACGTCTGGGGTAGACCTAGTTCGTAGGAGCCTGCGGCATCCGGGAGTGGGAGCCCCGCTGATTCAACCGCCGAGGCTCTGGTGCATATCGCTTTGACGATTATGTCGTCGGGGGGCTGGGTGTATTCCACATAATATGCTTCGCCAAGTTCGACGGATATTTTCATTCCTCGAACGGGAACCATCTGGTATCGCCAGAAAATGATCTCGAAGTTGTCCTCCGAGGTTTCTGCGTAGCTGAGATTGGTCCCAGCCAAGTCTCCGGGCATGGCGAGTTTACGATGCACTCGAACCGAAACAGGATATTCGTTGGCTCCCGATATAACAATAGCAGGGACTTGCATGACGCCATGCACTTCCCTGCGAGCGTTACGCTTTATGGAACGCCAAGGCTCCACCGCTAAACCAGATCGTCGTCGTCTGCGAGTGCTTCAGCTTCTGGCGCTGCTTCAGCTTCTGGCGCTGGTGCAGCTTTCACTGTTTTCTTCGCGGGGGCGGCCTTAACTTCAGCCACTGCGGCGTTGCCACTTTTGGTGGCCGCGCCCAGTGCGACCAGCTTATCGCCGTCCTTCTCTTCCATCATAAACCCAGTTTCGGGTTCGATGTAGGTCAGCGGCTTGGCCTTGGTCATAATGCGGTGGACCGCCGTGTATTTAACTTTTCCCATCAGGAGATTCCTTCTGTGAGTTTAGGGGTTGAGGTGAACCGGGGGAGGAGGGAGTTGGACCTCCCCCGGTTCGCATCGCTGGGCCTTATGGAGCAGCGACGACAGTGGCCTTGAGCGTGGCGTTAGGCGACATCGGCACCATCAGGGGCGCAGACTGTGTCATAACGAACGTGACCGAGGGGTCCTGCTCGTTCCACATCTTCGGGAACATCGAGAGCGGCTGGAACTGCGCGTCGATGTCTTGGATCGCACCGAAGCAGCGAACCCCGTTCATCGCGGGCGAGGTCAGCACGATGTCCTGCGGCGACATGAACTCGGTGACGGTGCCGTCAGCCAACTCGTAGTAGTCCGAGTAGACGTAGACTTCCATCGTGCCGCTGATCTTGCCGACGTATTCGACGTCCAGACCTTCCATCACGCCGAGGTTCAAGTTCATGCCGTTGGCCTGAGACTTGTAGTCCGCATTTAGGAGTTCGCGCAGTTCGGTGTCGGCCCGCATGATGTCCCAGACGTCCGTGCCGACCGTGATACGGTTCGGGACGCCGCCGTGCTTGGAACGGCGCATGGCCTTCTTCCAGTCTTCCAACAGGCTGATGATGGACACGCCTGAGTCGCCCCAATAGTTCGTCGGGGTCAGCGTAACGGTGTGACCCGCATCGCGCTGGAAGTCGACAACTGTCTTAGGGTAGCGCTCGCCTTCGAGCGTGACCGCACCGCCTTGGATCGCTTCCGAGGCCAGCCATTCCCAGCGACGCTCGATGGCGCGACGATGCTGACGAAGGATGTCCGCAACGATTGCCATGTAGCGCATCTGAGGCGACATCGACTGTGAATCGGGTGCCAGTTCGCCGTATCCTGCAACCCGGCGGATGACGCGAGTCGCCGTCACTGGGTCCTTCGGCTTGACGTAGGCTGGCTTGACCCGGTTGACCTGCTCGGCTGCCGAGTAGATCGGCACACCTTGCGCGGTCGGGACGACCAGCGGGGCGATCTTCCGGTTTTCTTGGATACGGCCAAAGTCCACGAACTCGTCTTCAAACTGGACTTCGCTGCCAAACATGGACAGCCAGTAGTTCGATGGGGGTTCCATCATATCACGATCACGGATCACGCCAAGTAGCGTGGACGTGTCGTAGAGTGTTGCTCCGATAGCCATCTTTGAGGTTCCTTTCTAGGTTCTGCCTCTCGCGCTGCGATCTTAGTAGATCGCGTTCGCGTTATGAGCGGGTTTGCTGACGAAGATCGTCGGTGAGACAGAGCCCTCGAAGGCTGCTGCTTTCTTGGAGTCTGTATCGTAGGACACATCCCAGACGAGGGCGTCCATGTTCCAGTGGCCGGAGCGGTAAACCGCAAAGGTCATCGAGTCGCCGTCCGCGATGAAGATCGGCTCGGCGAGGATGTAGTTCGCGGAGCCCGCGTCGCGGGTGACGTTCCAATCGGCCAGCAGGCCAACAGAACTCAGAACCGAATAGAGGCCGAGGTCGAGGTCAGAGCCAGACGCTGTGACTGTGATCTCGGTCGTAGTGGCCGGGCCGTCGCCAAAACGGGGTTCAGCAGGGCCGCCGAAAGTCTCGGTTGCGAAGCTGGCTACGCCCGGTTCGCCCGGGCCGATGGTGGAGTCTACAGCCATGATAATTCTCCTATGACTGGGTTTCGGTTATACGGACGCCCTTAGTGGGTCGCCTGCTTGCGGGGTTTGCCGATGGACATCGACAAGGCGTCAAGCATAGTGGCGCTCGTCGGCTTCTCGTTTTGATCGGCGGTGGGAGTGCCTTCCGGCTGTGCGCCCACGTTCGGGTTGTCGCTTTTTGCCATCGCGGCATTGAAGCCTGTGTTGGTGGCAGCGGGAGCCGGGGCGGGTGCATCAGCGGCAGGCGCAGCAGCGGGCGCTTCGGCGGCTTTCTCTTCCTGTAGACCGCCGAGGAAGCCGATGGCTTCTTCCGAGGACATGGAAGTCTTCAGCGCGGCAGATAGAGCAGCCTTGGGGCGGGCCTTACCTTCGTCGCTGTCGAGGATCGCGTTGATCCGGGTCTTCTCCGCAGTCGCACCTTCGGACGACGCGGTCGAGACCGCTGCATCCATTTGCTCTTGCGTGATCGCGCTCTGGCCGTCCTGAGTGGCAGCCGGAGCGATGGGGGTTTTAGGCGTAGCCATGAACTCACTCTCCTGTGCATCGGCCTCTTCAGAGAAGACAGCCATTTCGTTTTCAAAGGTTCCGACGCGATCAGCAAAGCCGACCTCAAGCGCCTCGGAACTGTCGTATGTCAGAGCCTCGGTTCCCCGAACTGCTGACTCGTCCATTCCACGGTTCGCTGCCACGAGGGCTGTGAACTCGCCGTAGATACGGTCGACTTTGGTCTGGATACGCGCTTTTGCGCCATCCGACAACTTTTCATATTGATTACCCTCGACCTTATGCTTGCCCGCATAGATGAATGTAATCTTCATGCCCATCTCACTCAGCATCTCGGACATCTCAGCATGGGCCACGACGACACCCACGGAGCCGACGCCGCCGGAGCGCGTCATAATGATCTGGGAGCCAACGGTGGCGATGGAGTAACCCGCCGAGTAGGCGTGGTCTGAAGCAAAGGACCGGACGGGCTTCTCGCCGCGCCGAGAGGCCATCATCTCGACCAATTCAAAGTTCCCCGCGACCTCGCCGCCGGGGCTGTCGATCACGAGAGCGATGGCCTTGACCTCGGGGTCCGCCATGCCGCGCTCGTATGCTTTCTCGATGTATGTGTAGCCCGTCGCCCGGCGTCCAAACTGGAAGCTGAAGCGGTGGAGCAGGACGCCTGAGACCGGGATTTGCAGGACGCCGTTAGCGACGTTGTAAGGGCGGAACGCTGCGACCCGTGGGTCGCTGTCGTCCCAGAAGTCGCCGCCTTCCTGCATGGTCGTGCGAGACGCCTCGTAGCACTCCATGAACTCGCCGTCGGTTGCCAGTTCCTGAAGGTAGGCCGAGAACATGGTCTCGGACCCTTGGGCCAACAGGAGTGGCTGATCCGTGATCCCGGAGATCAGACTATTTTGCGTCTTTTTCGTCGGCACTTTTCTCGCCTCCTGTCTCGTCTTCGCGTGGTGATCCGGACGCGGCGTTCACGCTGTTGTCTTCCAACAAAACGATCCCACGGGCCTCCATCTCTTTCTGCTCACGTTCTTTCTGGACGAAAATCTTCCGCCAGTCTTTCCCTAGTTTAGCCAATTCGTCTTCGTGAGTCGACAGCCCGTATTTTATCCGCAGAACGGCAGCCTGTGTCTCCTTCAATTCGTCGATCTGGCCGCGTGACGCACCGATCCAGTCGGCACGGGTCAGGGCGTCAAACGCCATGTTCTGGTGGCCGTTGGTGTATAGCACCTCGGACTCTGATGCCCGGAAGGTTTCGAGACGGTCGTTGTTGATCGCCTCTTCAATCCACAAGCGGTAGACGGTGTTCGCCAGCCCGTCCGCGACGATCTTCTTGCGCGACTGCATGAACCGCCACGTCTGCATCATCGCAGCCCGGGCGGAACTGTAGTTCGTATTGGAAAAGTCCCTGCTCAGTTCTTCGTAGCTGACGTTCAGGGACGCTGCGATATATCGCAGCAAGGACTGCTCGAAGCCCTGACCGACCCCGCCGGGAGTTCCCGCAGGGTGCATGTTCAGCTTCGTGCCCGGGAACAGGTGGGGCACCTTGACGCCGTCGATACGCATGTTCTTGGAACTGCCGACGTAGTCATTGATCGCGCCGAGGTAAGCCGAGGCGTAGTCTGTGACAGAGTCGCCGATGTTGCCGCCGCCCATCTGCTGGTAGACGACCTCGCTCGGAAGTTCGCTCTCGATGCTGGCGGCGTAAGTAGCGTTGACCACCGCGTTCTGTAGGGTCACGTCCCGGAACTTCCGGGTGATCGCGATCTCCCGGAGACCTGCGACGATGTCAGCCACGGCACGGGTCTGGTCGACACGTTGTTGCTCGCGGATGTGGATGACTTGCTTGCGGCCCCACGGCTTCCAGTAGCCAACGGCTTTGAAGTCGTTTAGTGGGACGCGCATGTTCATGCCGAAGTCCGCCGGGTGGCGGGTCCGGATGAAGGCTGTGACGGGCGCACCATAAGCGTCGTGCTTGATGCCGCCCTTGACTGTTGGGTCGTTGGCGTATTCCCACGGGGTCTGAAGGCGGTCAGTGTCGACCATCTGGATCGCGGTCGCATACTCCCGGCGGTTCCGACTCAGCCACTCGGCTGTCGCCAGAACCTCACCGCCGAAGGTGTAGACACCCACGGCCAGTCGGATCATATCGGTCAGGTCGTTCTGCCGCGAGGCGTCGACCCACTTGTGCGGGCTGTCGGCCCACGTCTGGAATTTGGCTTCGACTTCCTTCTGGAAAGCCTCCGCACGGTCCTCAGACCAGCCTAGTATCTCGATCTGAGGCTTGGCGTTCAGCATATACATGTGACCCACGATGGAGTCTTTGTGGAGCGTCCCGCCGCCTGCGATGTAAGCATCGTTCCGTGCGACGTCCCGGGCGCGGGCGTCGAGCGTCCGCTTCTCGGGGATCATGTCTCTGTCGGCTGATTGGAGGGGTGGCGACCATGTCGAGAGGTTCTTCTCGAAGACCGCAGCCCCGTCATAGGCCCCAGTGAAGGCCATCTCCCGATACTGAGGGCCGATCAACTCGGCGATGGAGTCGGAGAGGTCCATCTGCTCGGGCGTTACGATTCGGGGCATTTGGGTCATATCACACCATCCACGGACGCATGGGGCCGCAGACAGTTCTCTTGCCCAAGGCCAGTTTCAACTCGGCGATATAAGCCCGAAGTTTATCTGCGTTTCCTGCGGTAAATTCGACACGTTCACCGTTACTGTCGACGATAACGCGGGCGTGGCCCCCGATCAACAGCTTGTGTAAAGCCGCCTCTGCCTCCGCCAAGCGGGCGGTGTAGGCTATAGTTTCTTCTGGTGTCAGGGTCGTCGTTGCCATGCGGGCCTCACGCTAGGTTCTGGGCAAGGTCGGATAGTGACCTCTTCTTGTCATCGCCTTCAAATGGTTTATCGGCGATTTTGGGATCAAATACAAGGTCGTTCATATCCCACTGCTCCGCCCAGCCCGGGGGGTCTCCAAAATCAAGATGCTCCAATCCGATGTCATGTGTCAATGTTCCTGCAATACAATAGACCAAAAGGTCCCAGCTTTCGTTCCTGAAGTTGTTCGGGTTCGTCCAGATATTCTTCACTTTGTCTTTGATCTCGACGGTCAATTCGATGAAGAAGTTGTCGTCAAGCCAGTTTGGGAACTCGATCTGCCCGCCGGGGTCCGTGCGGTTCAGCATGTTGTCGAGCATGTCTTTGATCGAGTTAGTGTTGATGAACAGCACGGGAATTTCGCCCCGGGCCCCTGCGTTCCGGTCTTTCCGTTGACTGTCGGGGAAGCTGAGTTTGACCCGGGGGTGTTCCTTTGTCGATGCACCCTTGATAAGCGTGAACCGCCCGGCGAGGCCCGGGGTCCACTCGTATGTTCCCTCTTCAGTCTCGTCGCCGTCCTGCTTGTCCTCGTCGCTGTCACCCCAGCGGAGCCAGCGGTAGAAGTTGTATGCGTTGGCGGTCACGCCTGCTTTACCACCAGAGTCGCAGTAGGTGTTCTTGATCGCCATCTTCCGGCCCGACCCGTCGCCTAGTTCGTAGGTCTTCAGTATGACCTCGTCGACCAGCAGCTTCCAGTCCTCGGCATAAGCCCCGGGGTTCACCCATGACCACCCGCCCGCGACCTTGTCTTCGCGCCGTGACTTCTGAATGTCGAAACGGTCGATCACCACGATGTCGCGGGTCCGCGTGATCCCGTGGACCTGCACCACGAAGCGGTGCTTCTGGATGTCAACTGTGGCGACCATAAAGCGGACGTTGGTCGGGACGACCTTGTGACCGCGCTCCTTGGATCGAGCCTTTAGTGCTTCAGGCACCCGGTCGGAAGATAGGTTCTTGGGGATGTAGGCTTCGCCCTGATCGGTGTTGACCGTGGCTTTCAGTGACTCCTCGTTCATCGTCCGGTCATATTCCCGCGAGGCCGACAGATAGTTGAACACCAGTGTTTTCCAGTCGGAGAACGCAGCAGCCACACCCTTCAACCAGAAGCTGGCGATGGACGACCGAGGCGGCGACCCTGTGATGTTCCCCTCCTTGTCAATCTGGCAGAAGTCGGGAACCCACTTGCCTGTATGGTTCAGTATGTGTTTTCCCGGGCGGCCCTTGTGAGGATCGTGGTGATATTGCCCGGCGCAGTGCGGACACTCCAGATAGCAACTCTCCGCCGACTCCATGATGTCGTCGCTCTCGTCCCAGCGTAGTAGATCGAAAGAGGGCTCGAACCACTCGCGACAGTCGATGCACTGCCAATACCAGCGACGCCTGTCGCCCTGATTGTAAAGACCAAGGATGCCTTGGGTTGGTGGGGCCTCGTGCTTGGAGCCGCGCACCCATTTCGGGTTGTCGACCGTAAAGCCGGGGCTACTCTCCGCCGCGCACATGCCGTTCGAGCGGAACGTGGTCGCCCGCTTCCGAGACAGGAAGAAAGGCGAACCCTCCCCGTCGACGTCTTGCTGCATCCGGTCGTAGTCCGTCAGCCACAGTCGCGGAATCGGCTTACCTGAGAGTTCGTTGATCGTCGGCCACGAGAGCGACAGAAGCATCCCGGATCGGTAGGTTTTGTCGTAGGTGTTGTCGGCCTGCTTGGTGTTCATCAGGCGCTCCCCGATCTTTGGGCTATGCCTGTGAAGGCGGTCGATCCGGCGCATCGAGAAGTCCCGGGCCGTGGTCTGGCTGGTCTGAACCAGCATCATATCCGCCGGATCGCAAATGGCTGAATACCCAATCCAGTTGGGGAACATGTCGGTCTTGCCACACTGGGCCGGGCCGACGAACACCATCCCGGTGAACTTCCAACTGGTGAGGGTGTTCATCGGGTCGACGAGATACGGCGTAGTCGCGTTCCTCCACGGGCCGACATAGGCACCGGGGTTGTTGATGTAGCGATATTCTTCGGCTGCCTCGGCTACCGTCATCCGCTTAGCTGGGCGGACCGCTTCGGCGGCGTCCGCGATCATAGCCTCCAAGGAACTGAACGTCATACTCATATCAGGCCCCCAAACTCGTCATCGTCATCGTCGTCACCAGCGTCTTCGACCTCGTCCGCCAGCAGAGGTATCCGCATGTTCTCGGGAATCTCTTCCATTTGTGAACCTGTCCGGTTCTCCTTGGCTCTTTGCACCATAGAGTCGAACAGTTCCTGCTGCATCCCGTCGATCATGCCCTGCATCAGTTCTCTCTGCTCGTCCGTCAGCCCGGTCTGGCGCTCGATTGTCTCCGGCCAGAGTTGCATCGTGAACTTCAAAGTCTGGAACGTCCCGGACAGCACTTCCCAGACCTTCTCGGTCCGCCAAAGGTCTCCTGCGTTCTCTTCGTATTTCTGCTTCTTCAGCAGGGCGTCCCAGTAGGCTGTGGATATAGCTGGGGGTAAGTCTTCGCGCTTCAGCCGTCCGATCAGGGTCTTAACATCCAGATCGGTCTCGACGAGGAACTTGCAGGCCGTCGCCAGATCGTAAAGGTGCTGGACCTGCGTGGCCCCCCGGCGTCGGCTTTCGAGGATGGGGCAGTTGACCAACTTCCGCTTAACGGCGGCATTGTCAATCCGGAAGACTTGCGCCAAAAAACTGACCGTCACACCCTGAAGCGCACTGTCCGCCAGACCGTTCATCGACAGGGGTGATGTCGCCTCGCGCTGGGCGGTGATGTGTGCTGCCAGTCGGTCGCCCGGCCCTAATTCTCTCGCCACCTTCGTCATATCATCCGCTCCAATCTGACCCTCACGGTCTCAGTAATCGCATCCTGCGTCGCCCCCTTCGTTCCGAGGGTCCGCAGCACATCCCAGTCCGCCGTCCCGTTCGCTAAGATGCGATGGAGGAAGACCCGGTCTTCTTTTTGTCCCGAGCGCCAGAGCCGCTTGATGAACTGCAAATACAGTTCGAGCGACCATGTCAGCCCATACCACACCGCGATGTTCGAGCCCGCCTGAAAGTTCAGGCCGTGCCCAGCGGAGGCCGGGTGCATCAGCATGATGGGGTAACGACCTGCGTTCCAATTCCGTTTGTCGTTAGGCCCATCGCCGAACACTCTCGCGAACGGGAACCTCTTTAGTATAGCATCTTTATCGAATTTGAAAGAATAGGCAACTAGCAGTGGCTTGCCTCCGGACTCTTCGTAGATGGATTCCAAAACGTCCAGCTTGCGGGAGTGGACCGGGTGGTCTGTGCCGTCCTCCCCGTAGAGCGAGCCATTGGCGAACTGGAGCAGCTTCCCGACGAGGACGCCTCCGTTGACGGCCTCGATCATCTCGGGGTCGCCCCAGCGGCCCTGAACCTCCAAGGCGCTCTCCCGTTCCAACTCCTTATACTGCGCCTTCTCCTTCGGGGATAAGTTGACCGCGTGGTCGATCTCGATCAGCGGGGGCAGTTCCAGATAGTCCTCGGATCGCAGGCTGAAGAAGACGTCCTCCAGTGCCCGGGTGATGTCTTCCAGAGCGCCCTCCCGGGGCTCGACCTTTCCCGTGTATTTGTCTTCGATAAACCAGCGCCGTTTGTAAGCCGTCATGCTCGAACCTAGTCGCTTGCCTTGGTCGATGGCGTAGATCGGGCCGTAGAGGTCAATCAGCCCGTTGGGGGCTGGCGTCCCGGACAGTTCGACGAGCCGCTTGGTCTTGAACCGGACGGCATCTAGGACGCCCAGTTCGGACACGCGAGGCTTGCTCTCGGTCCCGTCCTTCCGCTTGGTCGGACGGGTCCGGGTCATGCCTCGCTTGAGTCGGCTGGCTTCGTCGTAGGCGATGAAGTCGAAGCACCACCGCTTTAGCCCCAGCTTGCGCAGCAGCCAGCGCAGGTTCTCTCTATTGACGATGGTCAGGTCGCCCGGCCCCAGCTTCAGCGCGGCGATCCGCTCTGGCTCCGTCCCGGTGATGACGCGATAGCGCAGGCCCCGGGCAAAGGCCCACTTGGCAATCTCTTCCGTCCACGTTTCCTCGGCCACATAGAGCGGGGCGATAATCAGGCCGTGCTTGACCGTGCCAGCCTTCAGGAGCCGCACTAGCGCATGGAGGACGGCCCCGGTCTTGCCCAGCCCCATGTCGGCACCGAGGTAGACTCCGTCCTTCTCCACGATCAGGTCGGACATCCACTTCTGGTATCCGCGCATGTCGCTGGCCTTCAGCATCCTGTCTGGCGGCCCCCAGATCAGTTCCTCGGCTTCGAGATCGTTGAGGTGCTTGGGGAGGACGATCTTACTCATTGGTCAGCCACAGGATGCGCAGGGCGTCGGTGATGTTGTCGCAGACATGGACCTCCATCCCGGCCTCTCGCATGCGCTTATGCTCGTTCAGTTGCAGCCGGGTCGGGACCTCGCCAGTGTCTTTGAACTCGATCCAGACCTCGCCGCGATCCTCCCGGGCGAACAGCCTGTCGGGGGCGCTGCGTCGTCCGACCCACTGCACCTTGCGCACGAAGTATCCGGCGCGTTCCGCCCGGGTGACGACTGGGTTCTCGATGGCGCTTTCCATATTAGTCCTTCTTGAATACTTGCGAGATGAAACCAGCAGAGCCCAGCGGCAGGCCGACCGCCCAGTCAGGGGGAGTCTCCATGCAAGCGTTCATAATTTTAAGGGCTTCCTCGGCTTGATCCTCTTTCACCAGCGCGAGGTTTTGGTCATGGACGTGCAGGCGGATGTCGAGGCCGTGCCCCCAGCGGGCCAGCTTCATCCCGTGGACGAGCAGGTCGCGGCTGATTGCTTGGTCGGCGTTCTCTGTCAGCTTGCCCGGGTGGGTCGACATCCGGGCCCATTGCTTCTTGTCGTTGACGCCCTCGTATGTCAGGGATTCACGGTAGACAGCTTTCCCCTGATCGTCTTTCCACGGCATCTTGGTTGGTTGGATACTGGGGCGGTAGTAATGCAGGTAGCGCCCGCTGGGCAGCTTCATCCGCATGAAGTTCCCGCCGACCTTCATCTTCTGGCCGTTCACGTCGATCTCGACTTCACCCTCTTCCATGTCGAAGACGACGTGGCCGCAGGAGGTCGTGCGACGTTCGCGGACGCAGGTCACTGCGGCCCGTTCGATTGCATACCAATAATCCTTGACCTCCTTGAACTCTCGGCGGAAAGTCTTCACAGACAATTCGCTTTGTGCAGGAGTAAATTGGACACCCATGTTCCATGCGTAACCTAACAGCCCGGTCGCCTCGATCTCACCCGATTGACTATTCTCGTATTGCTTCCCCGGTCCGAGCATATAGCCACACCCGAGAACCCCGGGCTTGGCGATGGTTCGCTTGGCACTGTTCCCCCGCTTATATTCGTCCCAGAGGTCGTCGTAGTTCTCTTCAAACAGGTATGTGGCGAAGTCGATGTATGGGTCGCGCCCAAGTTCAAAAACTCTAAGGATTTTCGGGCAGTTCGCCAGCCAGCCGAGGACTCGGTTCTCGATGGCGTTCAGGTCGGCGTCCACGAACAGGTATCCCTCCGGAGCCTGCGCGGCAGGCCGGATGCAGGACGCCAGCAGATCAAACGTGTTGTCATAGATCAGTTCGATCCCCTCGAAGTCGAGCCGGGCGACGTTGGCCGCATGTATCTCGATCTCTTTCTCGAACCGCTTCTCTGGCCGTGGTAGGTTCTGTGGCTGATAGGTCCGCCCAGCCCAACGTCCGGTGCGGCTGGCCCCCATAAATTGCAGCACATTCCGCAGGTTCCCATCTGGGCTGACGGCTGTCTCCAAGGCGTGGAACTTCTTGATCGACGAGCGGCCTAATTCGAGCCGCAAAGACAGTGCATCTTTTAAGCCGTCGTTGGACCTGTATTCGTCCCATTGGTCCTTGTCCCAATGGTCCGGCTGTTCCTCAAAGTAGGTCCACGCCTGCTTGATGTGGCCCTTCTTGGTATCCTCGAACATGTAGCCCTGCTGTTGGAGCCACGGCAGTAGCTGGGCTGGCGCGTTGGGGTTCGAGAGGCCCGTAACCTCCCGCATCTCCAGCAACCCCTTGGCATAGGCTTCGTCGTAGATGCGGACCGCATTGCGGACCATCCTCATGTTGATCGGCAGCCCTGCCTGATTGATCTCTTGGTCGAGGAACCAGTTCTCCCACTCCCACGACGGCAGGTCGTGCTTAATCAAGATTTCCCTGATCTGGGACTCAGCTTCGACGTCGTCCATATTGTATTCGAGATAGCCGTGCCAGTCTCCGATGGCTTCCCACCAGAGGGTCCGTTCCAGTTCACCCTTGTTTGCTTTCTTCAGGCTCTTCTTCATCATCGAAAACTTACGCATCAGGCGCTTGCCGCTCGGGTTCTTACACATCTCTTCCGGCAGTCCGAGCGCCGGGCCCGCCTTTTCAAGCTGTCCCGGGAACCCGGTGTAGTGGCCGAGGACCATCGTGTCGCGCCACTGGCGGACATCGACGTTCTTGCCCCAGACGTTCTTCGTGATGACCATCTCGAAGGCCGCGTTCCACGCCCACTTCTCTACCTCGGGATCGGTCATGGCCTCGGCAAGTTCTGGCGGGCAGGGGTCCCCCTCGGCAGGCACCCATTGCTTCTTCGGACCCATGTTGATCCGGTAAGCGCACATCAGGATTTCTGTCGACGGATGCAGGGCATAGTTGTGGGACCCGACTTGGGTCAGATCGGCCTCCGAGAAGGTCTCGAAGTCAAGGTTCATAATATCTTTGGGCATGATAACCTCTTGGTCAGGAGAGGAAGGGGGCCAGTTGCCCAGCCCCCTAAGGGTCGCTTAGATCAAGTCGCCGTCGCCGCCGTCGCCGCCGCCGTCGCCGTCGCCGTCGTCTC